CGTCAGCGACGCCGTCAGCAGCGGCACGACATACGACAACGTGCAAAACTACTTCGCATCCGTGAGCGGCACTGGCACCAAGGCTTGTGCCATCGCTTACGTTGGAACTGAGTGGATCCTGATAGCTGCGGAGTGCTGAGATGCTGGGAGCGCCGTGCAGTCCGTGTTGCGGATGCTCTGCCGATGAGCGGTACGAAATCTGGCAGCGGCTCATCGCATCGTCGTGCTCTGTCAGCGTGCAGTCAGACAACAAGCCGCAACACGCGGCCACATGCATCCAGCCGGGCTTCGCCAATGGAAACGCGGGAATTATCAGTAAGTTTTTCCCGCAGCAGGAAGACGCCTACAGCGCACTGCGTTTTTTTTACAGGCCGACTCCAGACTTTAACGGCACTCGCCAGCTTTCCGTCGACTTGTCTCAGGGGACCTAGTGGGTTGAAGGAGCGGGGGCAGGCTCTGTCAAGTGGACGTACAACACCGTCGACATGGGCCTGACGGTGCGGGCGTACATTGGGACGATCCCTAATCAGGCTTACGTCGCCGAGCAATCGTCAGGCGGGACTGCGAACACATCGCTACTTCCGTGGGACTTGCGCCCTGTTATGCTTACGGCGCGGTGCCCCGTGTACTACACGATTAGCACCGAATTTAAGCGATACAACTTCTACAGCAGAGTAGCGCAATACGACCCGTCTCCGTTTGCGCTGACACAATATACGGGATCAATTCCACTAGACGCGGGAGGCGGGTCGTTTACGACAAACCTTGCAAGCGCCGGAGCCCCTGTAGCGCATGCGCATGCACTGGGGAGTGCGTACGAGACCGCCTTCTATCTCGGAGCCAGCCCAGGCGCATCTGCGAACATCTCCGGTAACACGTGGGAGTTGCGGGCGTGGTGGCAGCAGTATTTGCTGACGCTGACAGATCAGCAAATGCGAGATGCCCTCACTCCTACGAGTGCCAGCATTATTAGATTCGGTGGGATTTCAACAGAGAGCAATGAACTCACGCTTGCGTCGCTCGGCGAAACGCTTTGCCTGCCGCTTGATGGAACGCTGAACTCTTCCAACACCGTAGGCACTGGCACGATAAGGATTCCGTACCAGAACCAGCCGTGGCAGTGGGTAAGCAGCAGCGACCCAAAATGGATGTCACAGCCATCTTTTGCTGCGTTTTGGAGTTATTTTTCTGGCGCTCGCATGAGCGTGCAAGGAAGCCAGTCTCCGTATCGGTATGCAGTAATTTCGGACAGCAATTTCGCCACCTCATTCAGCATTACCGTGACCAATGAGTGACTGCGTTTTCGGTGGAGGGATATGCACTGTCTGCGGCGCACCTCGCATCAACGCTCGCCAAGTCTGCGGCTCGTGGAAGCCCGGCCTAGGCGACCGAGTGGCCGCCGGCCTGGCTGCGGTAGGCATCACGAAGGACCGTGTGTCTGCCATTGTTGGCCGAGACTGCGGATGCGGTGAGCGGCAGCAGCTGCTGAATGAGGTCGGCTACAGGCTCGGGATCGGCGACCCGCCAGACAAGCCTCCCGCTTGACACGCCTGCCACGCTAGGTGGCATGGGACGCGCAAAGCCAAAGCCAGCCGAGGCGGTGATCTTGCCGCCTGACCTCGACGACGACGACGAGGAGCACGTCGGCGGCGGCATCCCTGACGATGACGGGTGGATACACCTTGAGAAGAAGGAGCCGCCGCGTGAAGACGAAAAGCCGAAGCGTCGCACTAGCCGACGCCGTAGCTGAGAGAGTGAAGCCAGCCAAGCCGGCGACGTGGATGGATCGCCTGAGCGATGACGACCGGGACGGCGTGCTTGAGATCCGCAGGCGGTTCCAGGCGGGCGGCTATGGCTCCGCATCATCGGCGTCCGTCGCACGAGCACTGAGAGAAGAAGCGGCTGCAAGCGGGTGGCACATTGTCTCAGAGAAGGAGTTGTCTGAATGGCTGCGAAGAAAATAGCCGACAGGATCAAGGCGAAACTGCCGCCCCCCAAGCCAGCCGCAGACGCCGAGCAGGTGACGCAGCGGCAGGACGGCGACACGCTTGAGGCGCGCTCCACGAGCCGACGCATCAAGACCGTCGAGGATCTGCTGCGGCACATCGAAGCCGATATGGCTCGCTTTGAAGTCGCTGCATCTGAAGCGACCAAGTGGGAGTGCGGAGACGGAGAAGGCGGCTCCATCGAGTTGCACCGTGTGTTCGTCAGGCTCAAGCCGAAAGGCGGGCCGACGACTCGGGAAGTCGTGGCGGCGATGATTGACGCTGCGAAGAAGGACATCCGGCGACCCTTGACCAAATCTGTCAAGGCACTGAAGCGTGATGGCTTGTGGCAAGTGCTCGTCGTTGCTGATCCGCACTTCGGAAAGTACGCATGGGGCAAGACGACCGGCGGCGATGACTACGACCTTGACCACGCCGCCCGCCTGGTGGGAGACACTGGCACGCAACTGCTCTCGGTGGGAGATTCCCACAAGCCCACCAGACGCACGATTGCCTTCGTTGGTGATTTGTTCCATTACGACCGACCGGACGGGAGTACCACAAGTGGTACACCGCTGGAGCGTGACGGGCGGCTTCAGAAGATGATCGAAGTCGGATGCAATACGCTGCTCGCTCTCATCTCGCAATCAGCCGAGACAGTGCCGACGGACGTTGTGATCGTCAACGGCAACCACGACGAGGTGCTGACGTGGACGTTTCAGCGGATCATGCAAGAGCGGTTCCGTGGTCACAAGCAAGTGACGATCAAGCCAGACTTCACGGGGCGGCAGTACCTCACGCACGGGCTGAATCTGCTGGGCTTCGTTCACGGCCATCGTGCCAAGCGGAAGCTGCCGCAGATCATGGCGTTGGAAGCGTCGCGCCAGTGGAGCGAGTGCCCGTACCGAGAGTGGCACACTGGGCACTTCCACTCGCAGGCTGCGGAGTGGCAGCGACCAATTGAGACGCTCGACGGCGTGATTGTTCGCACGGCACCGGCTCTCTGCCCGCCCGACGATTGGCACAGCGTCAACGGATTCATCGGCTCACGGCAGGCAATGGAGACGTTTTTCTATGACCACGCCGGCGGGCTTTCTTCCATGCACGTCGCAGGCGTGAAGGCTTGACGCATGGAATACGAATTGACTGACGAGTATCTAGCCGAGGCACGCCAGCGAGCGTATCGCTATCAGGGACAGTGGTGCGGCACATCGGGTGCTCTGGCTGCCGACGTCGCAAGATTGCTAATCGAAAGGAAAAAGATGCAAGGAACGATCACGAACCTCGAAGACACGAACGCACAACTGCGGGCAGCCGTTGAAGGCAGGCAGGATGGTGTCTGTGGACAGCCAGGATGCCTTGGAACCGTTGCCTTTGATGATGCTACCCGTGAGCGATGGAAGGAGCTGACGCAAGCGTCCGCCGAGAAGTACGCCGCAGAGCGTGAGGAGCAGATCCCGGTCGATTGGATCTTGCAAGGGCAGCGTGAGATGGAAGCCGTGCAGGATGACATCCGATGGACGGGTGACAGCATCCTTGCCGAAGAGCACGACGACATCCGCCCAGGCTCTCGGGAGTTTCTCGCCGTGCTCGATGAACTGCGGACGCTACACCTACGCAAGACAATGGACTATGGCGTTGACGAGGACGCATTGTCGAACATCCGCAACAGTGCCGACGTCGTGAATATGCCAGCGTGGGCCGGTTGCATCCTGCGAATCAGTGACAAAATGCACCGCCTCAAGGCGTACTTCCGTCGTGGGAAATGCGAGTTCGACGGCATCGAGGACACGCTGCAAGACATCGCCTGCTATGCGGCGATTGCGCTCGTTTTGCACCGAGAGCAGGAACGGGCAGAGCCGGTCTAGGATTCCGCCTAGCCGCCCTAGTCTGGCGGCATGGCAGACACTCCATCCGCCGTCGCCGTCATCGACGCACAAATATCGTCGGTCCTCGCCGATGCCCGGCGCACGGCGGCGGATGGTCTGACGTGGCAGGAGTTCGGGCGGCTGATGGTCGCCCTGCTTCGCCTCTCGGTGAAGTCGCTTGACGGCGTATCGACGCTCTCTGGTGCCGATAAGAAAGCGTTGGCGTTGGAAGCGGTAGCCGTCCTGTTCGACACGGTCGCCGTGTCGTGCCTGCCGCTGGTGGCGTGGCCGTTCTGGGCGATCCTGCGTCCTGCCCTGCGGGCGTTTGTGCTCGCCCTGGCATCTGGTGCCATTGAATCTCTTCTGCCGCTCGTGAGGGCTTCCGCGTGATTACAGCGTTGCTAGTGGCGTTCGCCGTCTATCTGCTCGCCGGCCCGCAGATCGTGGAGAAGGCGAAGGCGTTCGTGGCTACGGCGAAGGTGCCGACCATCGACGGCAAGCACGTCG